GATCGGGTGGCCGCCGTGCCGGAACGCGTTCGTGGCCAGCATCCGGTCCAATTCCTTGCAGGCTGGTGATAGGCCGAGGAACGTCTGCGAGATCGGCGTCACCTTCACGCCGCGCTTCGTCTCACGATCCACGTTCTGCACCAGTTGACCGGCGAACATGCGGTCGTAGCCGATCCACTGCACGTCGAAGTGCTTGCAGTCCGCCAGCACCTGCTTCTCGATCGTGTCGTAGTCGATCGCGTCGCCCTCGGTCAGCTTTAGGAAGCCCTCACGGGCCCACTGCGCGAGCGGAACCTGCAGGTGCCGCTGCAGGTCTTCCAGCCGCTCAGACGGCAGCCAGAACCTGGACACCAGCTCGACCTCGACGCCCGGCTGCTTCGACTCCACCGCCAGCACCCACGCGCTGAGGTCGGACACCGCGGACAGGTCGAGACCGCCCCAGGCCCGGCGCCCCTTCAGCCCGGCCTCATCGACCATGCCGGCCACCCGGTCCCACGAGCGGACGTCGATCCAGCGGGTGGACGCCTTCTCCCGGATGTTCAGAGACAGCCGCAGGAACGTCGGGAAGTACGTCGGCGTGGCCTGCGCCTTGCTCGCCTCACGCCGCAGGTACGCCAGCGTCGGCGACACCCCGAGGCCCGGGTTCGCGCGCCGCCATGTCCGCTCGTCGAACGGGTCGTCGGACTCATCCGCCGCCCAGATCACCCCGTAATGGCCTGGGTCCTCGACGACGTGCTCCGCGACCTTGCGGGTGTACGAGTGCTTCTCGTCGTAGATCGAACCCTCTTGCGCATCATCCGCCGTCGTGATGAACACGATCAGCGGCTGGTCGCGCGCACCCGTACCGGTCTCGATCGCGTCGATGAGGTCCCGGCTCTTGTGGACGTGCACCTCGTCGATGACCGCGCCGCTCACGTTCAGGCCGTGCGCGGTCTCCGCGATCCGCGACAGCGCCCGGAAGACGCCGCCCGTTCGCGGCACCCGGATCACACTCGTGAGCACCTCGGCGCGGCCCTTCACCGCCTTCGACGTCTGCGCCATCCGTTTCGCGTCGTCGAACACGCGCTTCGCCTGCTCCAACGAGCCAGCCGCCGCATACACCTCGGCGCCCGTCTCCCGGTCCGCCAGCAGGAGCGTCAGGCCGATGCCCGAGCTCAACGTGGACTTGCCGTTCTTACGGGGGATCTCGATCCAGCAGGAGCGCACCACCCGCACCGGCCGGTCCAACTCCGGGTCATGCCACAGCCAGCCGAACACCGGCAGAATCACCCATAGCTTCTGCCAGCCGGCGAGCCGCAGGAACGTCCCACCCCATCGGCCCTTGGTGTGCTTGAACGACTCCACAGCCTTCAGCGCCCGCCGGGCCGCATCCACGTCGAACCAGGCGCCCGACTGCTCCGGCATCTGGAACGCCGTCACCAACGGCCGCGACAGCAGCGCCTCGGCAATCTCCTCGTCCGCCATGCCCAGCTCATGCAGCGCAGCCCGCGGAACCGGCAGACCTTCCTCGACATCCTCCGGAGCGAGCTGCTCAGTCGAACGGATCGTCGTCGTCGCCATCGTCGCCACCCTCCGGCGGCGTCAGCCGGCCGCGAGCAGACGGGCTCAACCCCAGCTCCCCGATGTACGCCTTCAGCTGCGTCCGGTACTGCGACGCGATCGTCGTCAGCGGATTCCGGCACGGCCCGCGCTGGCCCATCGTCACCAGGCCCTCGATGGACAGCTGCCGCTCGCACCACTCCAGCCGGGCCACGCACACGCAGTAGTCCACGGCCGTCGACCGGTCCACCCCGGTCAGCCCTGCCATCATCTGCAGCACCGGAACCACCCGGGCCCACTCCCTGGAGGCGACTTCGCGGCCGAACTGGGCAGCCTCCTGTGCGAGCTTCAGCCGCTGCCAGACCTGGACCTCGCGGCGGTACTCCTTCAGCTCCTCGTCGTCCGCGCCCCGCGGCGCCCGCGGCTTGGCCGGCAACCGGGAGGCCGGGAAGAAGGTGGACCAGTCCGGCTCGACCAGCGCGGCCGGCGGAAGCTTCACGCCCTCGCGGACCGGCCGGCGGCCCGGGTTGCCCTCGCGGACGACCTGGAGCGGGGGCTTCGGCTTGCGGCCAGGCACGGCCATGCAAGATCACCCCCAAGATCAAAAGGCTGAGATCTGCGCCGCCACGGATTTCCCTCCCTGGCGGTCCCCCGTGCGCGCGCGGGCGGGTGCGCCCCCACCCGTGCGCGCGAGGATCTTGATCCCGAGATCATTCGCCGCGCAGCTTCCGAGTGCGAGCGGCCTTCTTCGCCATCCGGACTCGTTCGGCGTGCGTCTTGCCCGCGTTGGCGATCTTCGCTGCGCGTGTCTTCCCCATCTTGGGCTTCATGGCCTCGTAGGCCTTGACTCGGCCGGCCGTGATGCCTCGGACGCGTCCGCCCTTGCCTTTCGGCATGGCGATCACCTCCGCTCTGCGTTGAACCCACCAGGCTGATGCCGCGCGGTCTCCCTGCTGTGACAGCTATGACAGAGGCCGCGTCCGTGCTGCGGGTCGTCGGCGTCCAGGCCCTCGCGCTCCAGTTGCTGCCTGGACTTGGGCCAGTGGTCTGCCTCTGTAGCTGGTTCCCTGCGGCACAGCACGCACACGGGCTGAGCATCCAGGACGCCACGACGGAAGCGGTCCTCGTGCCGCTTGCCGTAGCCGCGCTGCCGAGCACCGCCACGAACACGGTTGTCGCGTCCGTGTATCGGGCAGGGCTTGGTCTGGTCGCAACCAGGGCGCGAGCAAGGCGGCTTGAGTCGAGACGGCATACAGACCTCCCGTGCTGCACTAGCCTGCCTGCTCCAGGAACCAGGGGGGTTCCAGAAACGAGGGGGTCTGAAAATGGCTGGGTGCCGTGACTGTGGGACGTGTACGAAGCCGGGGATGGCGAGGATGCTGCAGAGCTTCACGGCCGGCTTCCTGCACCTGTGCACGTGCGGGATCAGCTTCGCGATCAAGCGGGGAACAATGCGGCACTGCCCGCAATGTAAGCACCTGCTGTCCAACCACCAGCGCCGCCAGGATGGTTCGTTCCGCGACTAGACGTGCACGGCTTGGATGGTCAGCTCCGCATTGTCCACGTTGATGGCGAGAGTGCTGCCGTAGTCGTTGGGCGAGAACGGCCCGAAGACCTGCGTCTCTCCGGCGGCGAGGGTCTCGTTGCGGGTGGGGTTGGTGAGGCCGTCGACGGAGCGCACGGTCGCGAAGGTGATCGTGCGTGAGGTCGACGCGGCGTTGGTGTTCTTGACGATGAGGATGACGCGGCCGTCGTTGGCGATCTGGTTTCCGTTGACCGCGTCGCCCGCGGTCGCGGCCGGCAGTGTGGTGCCGGAGCGTGAGGCCTGGATCGCGGTGAGGCTGGTGCGGGGCATGGCGGTCTCCTAGTTGTGCCATCTCGTGAGGTTGGTGCCGCTAGCTCACGCCGAGGTGTCCGGCCATGCGGACGATATTCTCCAAGCCCGGCGGGTCGAACGACACCCAGACCCGGTAGTCACCTGGGGTGAGAGTAACTGCTCCGCCGTCGGGTCCGATGAGGAGCCGGGCCTCGGGCCCGCTGGTCCACTCTCCGGTCTTCCAATCCGTTCCCTCGGGGTTGTTCCGGTTGTAGGCAGGGAGGATGGCCAGCTTGGGCGGGCTGCCGGTGATATCGACGCCTGCGGGTGCGGTGACCGGGACGTGCAGGTACTCGGTCGAGGAGGCGGGGATCAGCATGGTGCGCCCACCTCCCAGTCGCTGGCCCGGGGCGCGTGCACGCTCCAAGCGGGCGCATACGGCTGCCCTACCGTCCACGTGCTGTACGGCGCGCCGACGGTGATGTCGATGTCGTCGGCGGTGGAGTTCGTCGTCCCGCTGGCCGTGAGCGTCGCGGTGGTGGCGAGTGTCGCGCTGCCGGTGGTGGCTGTGGTCCCTGCTGCTGCGAGTGTGGCCGCGACGCTCAGTGCAGCACTCCCTGGCGACGTGGCCGTTGTTCCGTCGCCGGTCAGTGTGGCCGTGGCCGTGAGGGCGGCGGCGCCGCTGTATTCGACCTGCCCTTGCGCGGTCAGGCTGGCAGTCGCGGTGATGCTCGTGTCCGCCTGGGCGCCGCGCTGACCGTCCGCTGAGAGGGCTGCAGTCGTGGTGAGCGCGGCGGTGCCGATGGCTGCCGTCTGCCCGGTTGCAGCCAGAGATGCCGACGCGGCGAGATCCGCTGCCCCTGAAGTGCTCCGGGTGCCGTCTGCCGCCAGGCTGGCTGTGGACGCCAGTCCTGCACTGCCCGCAGTGGCGCGCAGGCCCGACGCTGTAAGCCCTGCAGTCGCAGTGAGCGCTGCAGCGCCTGTGGTGGCGCGCAGGCCAGCCGCGGACAGGGTGGCGGTACTGGACAGTGCCGCGTCGCCCGTGACGCCAGAGGTGACGTCGGCGCCGGTGAAGTCGTCGAATCTGAGCAGGTTCGTGGATTCGGCCCGGATGCCGACGCTGGTGCCGGTCGTGACGGCGGTATTGGTGACGCTAACGCGCTCGATCCCGTTGACGAGGCCCTTGATGGTGCTACCGACTGCCTGGATCTTCGCGACGTCGCCCGCGACGGCCGCTCCAGCGAAGGAGCCGATGGAGGTGAATGAGCCGCCAACGTTCGAGAACAGATTCCAGGACGTCCCGTCATTCCTCCACAAGTAGCCCTGCGTGAAGGTGCTGTTGCCGCGGCACCAGACGCCGTGGCTGACGGCTCCCGTTGCAGCGATCGTCACCTGCGCAGAGTTGTCGCTGGTGGCCATCGCCGTAGCGGCGCGCAGGATGATCGTGCCGCCTGAGTTCCCCGACGAGAGCTGGTTGGAGATGATCGACCAGTCGCCGGAGACTTCGACCCAGTTGGCACCAAGGTTGCTCGAGTCGGACCGGTTGAAGTCATCAGTGAAGGTCGCCATGAGCCCTCCC